CATTAGAATATCTAGTTGAAAACGGTCCGGTATCCGAAATGTTACCGAACGGATTCCGTGGTGTACTACCAGCTGATACTCAAGTTTCAGTAGACGTAAAAGGAGGAGTTGCAACCGTTGACTTCTCGAAGGAATTCAAAAGCTATCAACCAGAAGATGAAATGAAAATTCTTCAAGCTGTAACTTGGACTTTAACACAATTTGACTCGATTCAAAAAGTGAAATTCCAAATGAATGGTCATGAAATGACTGAGATGCCAGTAAATGGAACTCCTATTAGCAAGGAAGTTAGCCGAGGTAATGGAATCAATATGTACACAACAGAAGTTGTCGATATTACGAATACAAAACCTGTAACAGTATATTACCTTGGTGGGGACGAAAGTAATTACTACTATGTACCTGTTACAAAACGTGTAAGTAATAATACAACTGACCCAGTTGCCTCAGTTACAGCAAGTACCGCGCTACTCGATAGGTGGGCGTTTGTAGCATTGTGCCGCTCATCTGGTTATATCTATGCGTCTATTGATGGGATAATAGGTACACCACAAGCAGTTGTGCATAGCCTAGTTGACCAAATAGCCTTAACGATAGGTGGTACTACTAGCGACTATTATCTTGACGAACTTAGAATAACAAAAGGCGTGGCACGATATACGGCAGACTTCACACCCCCCGCAGCACCATTCCCTAACTTATGACTAGCACAACAGTAGATCAAATCAGGCAAGCTAGAACACTTTCGTAAGTGCAGATTCATATCCATTACTAAACGATAATTTTGCTATTCCTTCATTGTTGTGCCGCCAGTTATCTGTAAAGATAATCACACGTGAATTGCCTTTCTTCTTTTCTACTATCCGCTGATCTGTAACTTCAACCTTTTCCTTCTTCTCGCGTGGAATAGGTGATGGCCTTCCATGTCTTGCTCTACCGCAAGCGCATACCTTACAGATAGACTTGAATTCCTTTGAAGTACCTACGTGTTCAGGATTTGAAGACCGTAGATGGAAGTATTCCTTAGTTCTAGGCTTTGAAGTGTTGCAAGCCCTACAAGTGATTTCGCCTCCGCGTGGTTCGTTAAGCGGTGGAGGAACATCAGACTCAAAGAACTGTTCCAAAGCATAGTAGTGAGGCCGCCTATTAACAAGTCCATCAAGTCGATAAACAAGCCCTCGCTGCCACATCTGGAACAGATGAACACCTAACTGTTTCGAGTCTTTTCCAACAAGTGTAGATATCTCGTTGCAGTTTCTAGGTTTACCGTCTGCAATAGCTAGAAGAATCTTGTCTTTAGTTCGCATCTGAATATCCTATTGCGCGGATAGCCTTTGCGCAATCTTCTGTTCCATCAATCCAATCGCCTGTTTCACCTGAGTAATTCGCACGACGCAAATCATCGCATACCTTCGCACACCGTTCCCTTTCTGCTGCCAGCGCGGCATTTCTACTAGCATCGTTTGTTACGTACTGACCTGTACTCTCAAGAAATTCCGCTATGGCTATGTTAATAGCAGCTTTCAGAGCTGTGTCGTCTGTTGGTTGAGCGAGTGTTTTACTCAAAGCTGAAAGCCTTTGTCCGCTGAAATAAAGCATCCATTCTTCACCATCTTCAACTGCACCCGCTTGCAGGTCTTCCCATACGTCAGTTTCATCAGACAGCGTCTCACGAAGCACCTTCTCCCTTGCTTTGGAGGCTGCTAGTAGCGTTGTGCATTCAATAGCATCCTTGTAGTTTCTGGCTGCGCGTTTTTCTGCGTTTTTCAATTCCGCATACTCATCAGACGTGATGATGACGGTGTGACAGATTTGATTTGTCATGGTCTAAAATGGCACGTCATGGTCGTCAAAAGAAGCAGGCGCATCGTGTCCAGGCTTCTTGCTAGGCTGCGCTTCAGGTTTATCCTTACGCGGCTCGAACAGGTTTACATAAACCCTGTTGTCGCCTTCTTTACGAGGAATAGCTGCAAGATTGATGTGCGGCTCAAGCGTAATATATTCACGATCACCGTTTTTCGTCTGATGGATGTGGCCGATAGTCAGCCACTTCTTTTTTTCTTCGCCGTTGCTGTTCGTGTAGGTGTCTAGAACAACCGCCAGTTCTTTCAGTATCATTTTGTTTCCTTTGTCTCTGATTTCATAAGTTTAAGACCGCTGCGAACCTTGCTGTGCGGTTTTATGCTATTTCCTTCAGTTTTTCGATTGTTGAATCTACATCATTCAAGAACAACAAGACCGCTTTTTTGATTTCTGCAATCTTGTCGTCGTCACGTTCTACCCTGGTTACAAACAGCGCAAGGTTTTCAGGCATACGCGGGTCGAAGCTAACAAAGTCGCACCACAAAGCACCGCAGCATTCCATTTGCCATTGCATCTGAAAGATGTATTTAGCTGGCGCTTGCTTCTTCAACAGCGTGTCGATATGTGTTGCCGTGTTTGGGCATTTAATCTCGACAAGTCCTTGCCCTACAATGCCATCAGGAGAACATCCTGCAAGCTCAATCTCTGGATGAGAGATAAACCCTGCCTGATCGACCATGACACCGTGTTTGATTTCGTAGTGCGCTCTGGCTAGTGGTTCTGTTTCCGTTCCCCACTTCATCGCTTCGTTAGTGTAAGACTCTTGAACTGTTCCGGTTAGCCTTTCTGCAACCAACTGAGCCAAGTAGTTAGCCCGGCTGGCGGATGGGCCTGTTTTTGTCGTTGCCATGATATCGGCTATGCGACTTGCGGTTACTTTACCAAGTCTTTCTGCAAACCACTCTGGTGATCCTTGGATACTCATTTTGCCAACTCCGCGCCTTCTTTAAGTTTCAAAGAATGCTTTGCCCAAAGTTGCGCTTTACACTTATCTGCAGGCAACTTAGTAAACGCGGCTTGTAGAGATTCCATGCCTTCCATAGAAGCGGCACGTAGGGTAGGAAGGTGATCTTCTTCATACTTTGAATACAGATCATCTACAGGCTTCTTAGATGCTGCGTTTCCATCGTCGTCTTCTGGTGCAATACCACAAGCTGCCATCAGTGAATAACGACGAGCATACGTTAATGCTGATCCATAACCTTGCGGGTCTTGTTTAGAAGCCGGAACATGAAGTTTACCGCAACGGATAGTTTCTCCGCTTTCGTGAAGTAGGACAGTCTCTACGGTTACGCCTGTTTCGTCTTCAAAAGTCTCTTGATACAACGCAATGCCGTTTTTCAACAACGCATCGTCAACTGCTTCAAGACATGCACCTAAATCAGCGTAACGACTCTTGAAGTGTGGGTTTGTCTTGTCTTTCAACGCTGGCCCAAATTCTCTCTTTGCACGTATAAATGCAGGTGCTATCTTTTCCATTTTCAATCTCCAGTTGTTCTAACAGTGTTTGCTCTGACTGTTGTCTGTCGTCGTCCATCACATTCCACCGATAAGCAGACCAACAACAAAGACAGCAAGGTAAGAGCAGACGACAAAGACAATACGGTCAGGATCGCGCTTATCGAACTTGCAGTCGCTACCAGTTGCTTCACGGTAAGAGCGCGGGAATTTCAAGGTATAGTTGCTGTTCATTTCAATCTCCGTACTTGTTAAGGATGTGCTTGATATCAACCATGTCGCCAAGAGGCTCAACTTCGTCCACTTCTTCTACTTCGTTGATGCGCGACAACACAGCAAAAGTCACGATTGCAGCTAGGAAGAAGATAGCGATTCCGAACACAATAGCAGCGGATTCCATTACATATCCCTGGTGCAAAAGTCAGTAGCAACTTCAACAGCAGCACGTTGCACCTTAGATGCCACGTAGAAACCAAGCTGTGTCATAGCTTGAACCATATCTTCTTCAGCTAATTTTTTCGCCGCATAGCTGATAATGAAATCAAGATCGTTGAGTAGCAGTTCATAGTCATGTGCATCACGAGAAGCACCTTCGATGCGCTCCCACTCACGAAGACGAATTTCAGCTTCATCAGCGATACGCGCTTGAAGTAACTCGTGGTCAACTTCATTGCGTTCGTAAGGTTGTTCTAAGAATTTTTGGTGTGCGTTCATGTCAATCTCTCCTAAAGTTCA